ATTTAATTAAGGATGTCTGGATTACAGTATTATAATAGATATAGTAATTTTTTAATAAATGGACAACAAACCGTTGTTCCGTATATTAATTTACCTAGTAAAGGTACTGATAAGAATTATATTTATAAAGTTGGTCAATCTAGACTTGATAAAATATCTCAACAATTTTATGGTTCACCATTATTTGGGTGGTTGATATTACAGGCAAACCCAAAAATGTCAGGTTTAGAACCAAATATACCTGATGGGTCTATCTTAACAATCCCATTTCCACTAATTGCTTCTTTACAAGATTATAAAAACGAACTAGACAATCATTTCTTTTATTATGGTAGATAATGGTGAAAATATTTTAGTAGAATTTGATTATGACAATATTTCAATAATTGACCCAAATAAAATAATAGATAATGAGGGAAAAGCGCAAGAAAGATTAGTCAAACAAGAAAATTTAGTATTCTATGCTAACTTGGAATGTAATGTTTTACCTAGAACAAAATTAGCTTTGGGTACAGCACAAAACGATGCCATTAGGACAATTTCTGTGGCTAAGATTAACTTTTTAAATCCAGGACAAAAAACTTTTTTAGATAATGCCTATACCGATGAACTAACCGGAAAAAATACATTAAAAGGTGAAGGAGTTAATCAACCTAAATTAAAATCTGTTGAAAACCCAAATAAATCCGGGGACTTTTACATAACACAAAGTTTATACTCAAATGGAAATCCCGGTGCAACCGACAATGGTCTTTTAGGTATTACATCAATTAAATATACAATTAACACATCTTTCCAACCTGTAATCGATATAGATTTGGAAGATGTTAAAGGTAGAGCATTATTTGAAGGTGGTGACAGTTCACCATACGCCGCTTTTTTTAATTTACCATATCCAATTTTCTTTTTAACACTTAAAGGTTATTATGGAAAAGCTGTAAGATTTCCAATAATGTTACAAAGTTTCACATCTAGTTTTGATCCATCAACACACAATTTTAGAATTAAGTTAAAGTTTTATGGATACAAATATACAATAATGTCTTATGTAAATTGGGGTGGAATGTTAGCGGTCCCACATATGTATAACACAACTTTAAAAATTGCTGACAATTCTGGAAATAATAATCAAAATTCCAAAACACCAGTCACAGAAAAAATCACAAGTAAGGGTTATGCAAAAATGAAAGAACTTTATGCGGTATACAAATCAAAAGGATTGATTGCCGATGATTTTCCGGAAATAACAATAACACAATTAAAAACAAGATTAGACACATTTATTAAAGATATTTTAGAAAAATTTAGTAAAGAAAATCTTGGACCACTAACTGATAGTGGAAATTATGCAAATTCTTTAGTTGAATATCAAAAAGATGTATACTACTCAACTTCTGGGTGGGCAAAAAAATATTTAGATTTTGATAATCCATTTGTTTTAAATAATGAAGAAAAAACAAAAATTTACATATTCAAAAAAGAACTTGATGCAACAGCCAAGGTTAGTGCTGAAAATGAATTAAAAGATAAAATTATACCATTATATAATAAAATTTTTTCAGAAAACTTGGTATATGGTGAAAATGGTAAATATGTTGTTGATGGAAAAGAAGTACCTTCTAAAATTACAAATACAATAACATATGATACATTTCTTAAATATAAAGATGTTAAATCTTTATTTGAAAATGATTTAAATTTAAATGAAACATATATAGCAAGAAACCCCGGAAAAAAAATAAGTGGTGATACTGTAATTGATGAGTTTAAAGAAAAAATTAAAACTGAACTATCTACTTTAACAGCCGAAGGGTTATATGGGTATTGGTTTGAAGGTTCCAAATCATTTATTGATTTAATCAATGAAATGAGTAAACAAGTAAAAACAACACAAAAAAATATTGAGGAAGCAATTACTGCTTCAATCCAAAAAAAGTTGTCAGATAAAAATAATGGTATAGGATTTGTCCCAACAATAAGAAATGTGATGGCCGTATTTTTTGCACAGGCCGAAGCTTTCTTAAGATTATTAGATGATGTCCATACTGATGCTTGGGATGTAAGAAACGACAAGACAAGAAAGGCCGCAATATTTAATAAAAACATAACAGCACCAAGTGTTGATTACACTGAAGTTATCAATGATGATACACCGGTATATCCGTGGCCACAATTGATAGTTGAAAAACAAGGTACAGATAAAGAAGAAAAATTTGAAATAAAATATCCAGGAGATATAGCTTTAGCATCACAATATAAAGCTTTTATACCAGAAATTTGGCCGGAAGTCCAGTTTGTTGAAGAATTTATTAAAGGTTATACGGAAAGAGAATCACCAGAACCAGAACCGGATTTCCAAGGGGATATTGCTTTAAAACCAAACCGAATAAGTTTAAATGCAATAGATTTCCCCGTTTCAAATGAGGTTTACCAAAATGTTGAAGAAGCTAAGTTTTTTTATGAAATATATGAAAGAATTATTATTAACACTTATTATTCCAGATTAAATAGAAAATCTGGTTATGATTATGGTGTTTACACTGTTGAATCTGAAGCCGAAAAAGAAGACATATTAAAAGCTCTAGGTGAAAACAATCCTTTTTTATCAAAAAAATTAAAAGAATATAATTTAACTGGAAGTAATTTTTTAGCATTTCTTCGTCATATATCTAATCAAGGATTTGGTGAGAGTTGGCAAAAATTTGTAAGAGGAGAATTTACAACTCCATATCTTAAAAATGAAGTTAATAGTCCAGCAACTTTAAGAAATCAATCAATTTTACAAAGTGATGTGACCAAACCAGATATAAGTTTGGCAAATGAAAGTAAGTTAAATACATATCTCTCTAACACATCTTCATCAAACATTTTTGAATTTGGTGACATATACCCAATTGTAGATTTGGATTATGTAAAAAAATATTTAGCGGATGGTTTAGCCCTATCAAATGCGGTTGATGCTTATAAAACAAGTGATGTTATGTTATTTAATACTGACTACAAAACAATCACAAATTTTTTAACTGAAGACACAAATGACACTAAAAGACCATTTACAAATTTTAATTTTAAAACTAACACAATGAATCAACCTTTAGATTTAACTAATCTAAAGATTTTTTATACAAACAGAAAAATTGAGGATCAGTTTGTTACTGAAGGTAATTTAAACTATATAAATTATAGTGGCTCATTAGTATTCAACCAAACAACATCTATGTTCAACACACCATATTTTGTTAACGCAATACAAAAAGGTGTAAACAATTTTAGATTTAATGTTTCGGATGAATCACCATATAAAGTTGCTGCTTATTTGTTTTTAAATAGTTTACCATTATCAACATTAAAAGAAAAATATAAAACATATAATGCTACTAATGATTTAAGTTACATTCTTGCAACTATTAAAAAATTTGGTGGTGTACATAAATTACCATATTCTTGGATTTTAAAATATGGGTCAATATGGCATAGATATAAAGAATGGAAATCAACTGGTACTGATATTTTAAATGATATTTGGAATAACATTGATTATAAATCAAACTATGACCCAATAAATTCCGCAACTACCAGAAATTATTCTGTTACAGCATATACAAATCCTTATGAAATTGTTTTAGAACAAGATTCACAATTAAATAGTACCGCATATACAACAAACATTAATTTAGGATTTTTTCCAAAAATTGTAGATGATTTTAATGTATTTTACCAAGGTTTAAAATTATTTAGTGGTGGAACACAATTAAACGGAACTTGTTCAGTAAGTGGAACAACACTTACCGTTAATACAATTTCTGATAATTTTTTAGCACCAGGGCAAGTTATATTTGGAAATAATATTTTAAGTGGAACAACAATTTTAAATCAAATTTCAGGAACTACTGGTAGTACTGGTACCTACACAATCAACTTATCTCAAGTTGTACCATCTGGAACTATATTTGTTGTACCAAGTGCACCAAAAACAGGAATAAAATCATCTGATATACAAAATTTAATTGACGATGGTAAACTTTATTTGATTCCGTCTGACGGGTCAAAAATAATTAAGTCGCCTGGTTTTGATTTAAATAATTTAGGAAGAAGTTTAAATCTTAAAACTTGGTCAGTAGCTAGTACAACCGTAACAAAAACTAATGTATTTTTGCTACCGTCTTTTGGTTCAAATGTTAATCAAATAGCATCTGAATGTTTTAATCCTGCCGGATTGTCAAAAATAGAATTGAGTGGAAATACAGCAATGTATAATGGATCTGTTAGGTCATTTTGGTTATCACCACATTATGGATATTTTAATCACGATAATTTAGTAAAAACAAATCCAGAACAATATTTTAAAAAAATATTAAACGAACAAAGAACCCAACAAAACTTTTTACTAGATGGTGATAGTAATAATTATACCAAAATTGACGAAATGTTTAGTACATTTGATAAGTCAACTCTAGACATTTTTGAAACAGAGTTTTTAAATTTTAGTAGGTCTTGTTATGATTTTAAATCTACATTAGATAGTGGTGAAAATGATGCTGTTAGATTACAAATCACAGGAAAATTACCATCAGAAAACGAAGCGTTAAACTTCCAATTTTTGATGAGGTCTTTAATGAAAATTAAAAAACCATCACAAACTGTACCAGATAGTGTAATAACAGAATTGACAACGTTACAAAAAGAAAATTTCACTTCAGTTCTAGATAAATTTTTAAATTATAATGTTATTTTAAGAAATGGTAACCCAACTAATTTTGATAGAAGATTATTTTTAACTTTCTCTAATCAATTTATTGTTGACCCAATTCAATATAAAGGTTACAATCAAGACACACCTGGGTTTCTACCTTTTAGTGGCGGAAGTATAACTCTAGCACAATCTAAAGCAATTTACCCATCGGCTTGGCAAGCTCTTGAGACGTATGTTGGTTTTTCTGAAATTCCTCAATTAAAATATTCTGATAATGGTTCATATATAACAGATTTTTTTATTGATATGAATGTTCAGTTTAATGAAAAAAATGTTATTGATTTTACACCAATTATAAAAATCTATGTAACAGAAAAATTAAAAGACAACACTTTAAATTCTGCAAAATTTTATCAAATAATGAATCAATATTTTGACGATTCTTTACTTTACTTGGTTAATGTTATAAATACTATGATGCCAGCTGTAAGAGGTGGAATAAAAAATATTGATGTTGTCCCAACAGATGGAGGTAAAAAATCTGAATTAATTGGAGATCAAACTAGAGATGAACTTTGGGAACTTTTTAAATCAATCAATGATACTTGGATTGCCGGATATGACTTAAAAACAAAAACATTATTTGAAGATGTTTTATTGTTTGATAGAGCCAGTAGAGACGTTGGTCAAAAGATTATAATTGATATTTTTAAAGTAAAAGAATTAATTGACAAAAGACAATATAAAAATAGTTTTTTAGATATTGTAAACACAATTTTGGTAGAAAATAATTTTGTATACTTCAACCTACCTTCTTTTGCAAATTTTTACAATGTACAGGATGCGACCAAAAACCCAATACCAAAAAATGAGGGTACACTAGAATTTGCTAATACTCTTTTTGGTACCTTTTTAAATCTTGATTATAGAGAAACTTCACCAAAACTTGTTTGTTATTATGCAAACAAAAATAGTGAACATTTGGATATGAAAAACAATATTGATTATAGGTTTAGAAATGATGCTTTTGATTTGAGAAGAGCTAGCGATAACCCTTTAGTTCAAAGTTTACAAGATAAAAAAGATTGGGACAAATCAAATAGAGTTGTTGGTTTCAATGTTGATATTGGTAGACAAAATCAACAAATTTTTAAACAATTTGATGTTTCCCAAACAGCAGGAAAACCTACAGCGGAATCGCTGGAAGTGTTAAATCAAATGTCAAATATTGATAAAAACAGAACAACATCAACACAAAATAATTCGTTATACAATGTCTATAAAAACAGAAGTTATGGTTGTAGTGTTGATATGATGGGTAATGCACTTATCCAGCCTATGATGTATTTTAATTTGAGAAATGTACCAATGTTTAGTGGACCATATTTAATTACAAGTGTTAGTCACACAATAACTGAAAATGGATTTGATACAACATTTGAAGGAACAAGACAACCATTTTATGCTTTACCAAAAATTGAATCATTTATCCAGTCTCTAAGTGTAAAAATTCTTAAAACAATACAAGAAAAAATTGAAGAAAAAAACAAACAAGTAACACAATCACCAGAAAATGTTTTAAAACAAAAAAGTATTGTTTTAGATAATGTTTTTGGTGGACAAGAAAGTATATCAAAAGAACAAAATTGTTCAGACAAATTATATCAATCATATAAAGCATACACGACTGTTGATGCACCAAAAACACAATCAGCAACTTTTTCTCAAGTTAAAAAAATGATTTTAGATAAATTAAAAACAAAGTTCCCAACAATATCAGAACAAAGTTTGACCGAGTTTGCTTTATTTATTTTTAGTACAATGTATGCAGATTCAGGGACTTCTACCGGGTTCTCAGCTTACGAAAACAATTACACAACAATAGCTATTTCTGAAAATTATGCAACAGCCGGAAATCTTTATTTTAATTCTAAATATTTTTGTGTAAATAAAGGGGAGAATATAACCAATATACCACTAGCATCTTTTGATAGTTTAGATAAATTTATTGATTTCTTTATTAGTAGATTTGCTGGTAAATCAACTAAACTAAAAGATGGTACAGTATCTAAATATGTTGAAGTGTATGTGTTAAATTGGCCGATAGAACAACCTAATAATGTTTATAAAGAATTAGGTGATGATAATATAAAACGACTTGAAGAGAAATTCTCAAAAGCATTTGACATTTATAAATCAGTAACATAACTTTTTTAACTATAATGATATTTATAAATAAAATAATATTATGAATACAAAATTAATTTTAGATAATTACTTAGGTAAAAATACAAGAATGTCTGAAAAAGATATGGGCAATGGAATGAAACAAGTATGTGATTTAGATACTGGTGATTGTTATGTTGTAAAAGAAAAAGATGGTCTTATTGAAAGAGTTGATAATACTATGAGAACAAATAAAAAAATCCAAGTTGAAACAAAAACTGGAATAAAAACTTTATTGAACGGATAAAATGAGCATCGAACAAAAAATATTAGATGAAATTTCTAGATATAGAAATATTAATAGATACATAAATGAACAAGAAGTTCCCCCTCCTCCAGGTGGTGATGTTCCCCCTCCTCTAGGTGGTGATGTTCCTCCTCCTCCAGGTGGTGATGTTCCTCCTCCTCCAGGTGGTGCTCCAGCTCCAGCTCCAGATGCGGCTGCTGCGGGACCAACACCAATAGATACAGCAACAGATCCTGATGTTGAAGAAGTTGGAAAAGAAGATGAGGAGTCAGAAGAATTAGATATTACGGATTTAGTAAATTCTCAAAAAAATATTGAAACTAAACAAGAAGAATACTTTGATAACCTGTTCAAACAAATTCAAGGTTTGGAAGACAAATTAAAAGAAATGGACAATATTGTATCTTCACTTAATTCACTTGAACAAAAGGTTGAAAAATATAGACCAAAAACAGCTCAAGAAAAATTAGAATTAAGAAGTTTAGATTCTGGACCATTTAAACAAAAATTATCAGATTTCTTTGCCGACAAACAAGACGAGATGGAGAAAACTGGTAAAAATGAATATGTATTAACAACAGATGATGTTGAAGAATACTCACCAAACGAAATTGAAGATTCATTTAATGTTTGGGACAATGATGAAGATTTTGGAAAATAAAATTTAAGGTCGATTTTTTCGACCTTAAATGTTTTACTATATTGACTGCGACACAAATTTAACTTATATTTTCTATTGTAAACTTTTAAAAACAAATATAAAAATGGCGACAAACAATGTTTTAGACGCGGTTCTCTCACAGTATGAGAACTCAAAATCTGGAGATTACACATCCGGATCAAAAATGTCCCAAGAGGACAGAATGAAAAAGTATTTTGCTGCGATACTTAAAGACAATGAAAAGCAAGCACAAAAGAAAATCCGTATTTTACCAACTCCAGACGGATCTTCACCTTTTAAAGAGGTATGGTTCCACGAAATTAATGTGGACGGAAAATGGCAGAAATTTTATGACCCAGGAAAAAATGACAACGAACGTTCACCGTTAAGTGAAGTTTATGATGTTCTTATGTCAACTGGTAAAGAATCTGACAAAGAATTAGCAAAACAATACAAACCTCGTAAGTTTTATATTGTTAAAGTAATTGACCGTGAAAACGAACAAGATGGACCTAAATTCTGGAGATTCAAACACAATTACAAACAAGAAGGAATTTTTGATAAAATTATTCCTATCTATAAGGCAAAAGGTGATATTGCTGACGGTGAGAAAGGAAGAGACCTTATCCTTGAATTAACAAAAGCAAAAACACCAAAAGGAGCTTTTTATACTGTAATTCAAACAGTAATGTACGATGACCCGTGTCCGGTTCACGAAGATGAAGAAACAATGACATCTTGGTTAGAAGACGAACTTACTTGGGAAGATGTATATTCTAAAAAACCTACTGAATATCTTGAAGCTATTGCTCGTGGTGAAACACCAAGATGGGATACTGATGCTGGAAAATACATCTATAGTAATACATCTGAAGAAGAAATTTCAATTGGTGGTGGAAAATCAAAAACTGAAACAAAAGTAGAGGATCCACAAGCTGATGATGATATTGATGAAGAATTACCATTTTAATTTATTAAAAAAGTCATAAGGTAGGATTTTCTTACCTTATGATTTTTATTATATTTCATTTATGTACAAAAAAGTATTGTGTTTTACACCAAGTTATAAAAGATATAAAATGTTAAGAGGTTGTGTACAAGATATTACAACACAAAGCTATGAAAATATTTTTCATTCAATTAACATAACTTTAGACCAAAGAGAACTTAATCGTCACGGAGATTTTAAAATATTGATTGATGATTTGAAAACCGATAAAAATTCATTTATCTTTTCATTAAATCAACATCAACAAGTAAATCATATGAAAGCTATAATGTCGGTTAAAGATTATGAAACATATGATATTTTTGTAAAGATTGATGATGATGACATTTATAAAAAAGATTATATTAAAACAATAGTTGATTATTTTGATAATAATGAGGTTGATGTCTTATCATCAAGAATGAAATATCAGTTAAATGGTAGTTTAATGAGGCGTGGGGATTATCACAATTTGGGCGCAAACCCAGAAGGTTGTGATTTTAAAATACCGGCAACTTTTGCATTTAATCTTAAAGCTCTTAATTTGATTAAAGATATAAAATCAATTTATGGTTTTGAAGATAATATGTGGAGAGATATGTGGTGTAATAACTGTAAGATTGCAGAAGTTGATAATACAGAAAATATAATTTGGTATATTCACGGTAAAAATACCTCAACTTCTGAATTTTTAATAAAAAATTAAATATATGGCAATTAAGAAAAAAGATTTTAGTTCTATTAAGAAAAAGTTTTCATCTGATGCAAAATACAAACCACAAAGGTATTTTGATTTGGGTGAATCATTCCTTGACGCAGTCGGTCTTCCAGGACCTGCTATGGGACATATAAATATGTTTTTAGGACACTCGGACACTGGAAAAACAACAGCACTTGTAAAAACAGCTGTTGATGCACAAAAAAAAGAAATACTACCAGTTTTTATTATTACAGAACAAAAGTGGTCTTTTGACCACGCAAAACTTATGGGTTTTGAATGTGAAGAAGTTGTTGATGAAGAGACAGGTGAATTAGGTTGGGATGGGTTCTTTTTATTCAATAATAATTTTGAGTATATTGAACAAATTACAGAATATATAAATGAGTTGTTAGACGCACAAGAAAAAGGTGAATTAGATTATTCATTATGTATTATGTGGGATTCAGTTGGTTCAGTTCCTTGTAAAATGACATATGAAGGTAAAGGTGGTAAACAACACAATGCTAGTGTTTTAGCTGATAAAATTGGTATGGGAATTAACCAAAGAATTTCCGGATCAAGAAAAGCAGACTCAAAATATGAGAACACTTTAATTATTGTTAATCAACCTTGGGTTGAATTACCTGATAATCCATTTGGACAACCAAAAATTAAAGCAAAAGGCGGTGAAGCAATCTGGTTAAACTCTTCATTAGTATTTTTGTTTGGAAATCAAAAGGGTGCTGGAACAACAAAAATTACAGCAACAAAAGATAAAAGAACTGTTAAGTTTGCATCAAGAACAAAAGTATCTGTTATGAAAAATCATATCAATGGACTTGGTTTTGAAGACGGAAAAATTATTGTAACACCACATGGGTTTTTACCTGGAAAGGATGCTACAGAAGAAAAGAAATCTATTGAGACTTACAAAAATGAGTACGCCGAATATTGGAAAACAATTATAGGTGTAGATGGTGAATTTGATTTAAAAGAAGAAAAGACATATGAACAAGAATAAGTTAAAAGTTATTTCACTTTTTTCCGGATACGGAACACAAGAATTGGCTTTAAAGTATATTGGTGTTGATTATGAAAATGTTGCAAATTGTGACAATTTCAAACAAGCGAACGAATGTTATGATGTATTACACAATACACAAATGGGAAATCTAGGTGACATTACAAAGATTGACCATAACAATTTCCCACAATGTGATTTATTAACATATTCATTTCCGTGTCAAGACATTTCAATTTCCGGAGTTCAAAGAGGAATTAAAGAAGGAACAAGAAGTGGATTATTATTTGATGTTGAAAGAATTTTGTCAACAAATAGACCAAAGTATTTGTTAATGGAAAATGTTAAAAATCTTATTTCAAAAAACCATTATGAAAATTTTAAAAAACATATCTATTTTTTAAGAGGTCTTGGTTATACATCATATTGGAGATTACTTAATGGTGCCGACTTTGGTTGTCCACAAAACAGAGAAAGAGTATTTATGATTTCAGTTTTAGATGGCGAAAGAGAAGATGTAAAACAAAGAATGGAAAATGTTGACAACTATAAAAAAACAAGAGTTCCTATGAGACCATTTATTGAGGATACACAGGACCCAGAATTATTTATTAATTGTCCTTATACAATCCACCAACCAAAAAGTAATACTGTATGTAAATTAATTGCAAGACGAGATGATGTGAATTATGATCAAACAAGAAGAATTTATTCGGTTGATGGCTGCTCACCTTGTCTTACAACAAGTGGTTCACCACAGATTATGACTGAAGATGGTAGAGTAAGAACAATTACCGCTAGAGAAGGATATAGATTTATGGGTGTTCGTGATGAAGATATTGATTTATTATTAACAACATCATTATCAACAAAAGGACACGTATCTCTTGCTGGTAACTCAATATGTGTTCCAGTTATGGAAGCAATATTTAGTGAATTTCTTGGTGATTACATTGTAGAAAAAGAACCAGTATTGTCAAACCAATCAAACGAAGAATTAAATGACTAAAACTTTATTGGTAGATGGTAATAACCTTCTAAAAATTGGTTTCCACGGTGTTAGAGACTTTTTTAACAAAGGTGAACACGTTGGTGGTACTTGGCATTTTTTAAACACTCTAAGAAGATTTTTAGAAGAAACTAATTATAATAAAGTTGTTGTATTTTGGGATAGTGAAACCGGCTCATCACAAAGAAGAATTATATACCCAAAATACAAATTAAATCGTAAACAAAAAGACGACGAAGATTTTAAAGAACAATCTTTTTTAAAACAAAAAGAAAGGGTAAAACAATACCTTGAAGAAATGTTTGTAAGACAATTAGAAGTTGAACAATCAGAGGCCGATGATTTGGTTGCTTACTATTGTCAAATATCCCAGGATGAAGATAAGACCATTTTTTCTTCTGATCGAGATTTAACACAACTTATTTCTGATAGGGTCTCTATATACTCACCACAACATAAGAGATATTATAAATTGGGGGATGGAATTAAGATGGATACATCTGAAATCCCCCACTATAATATCAAAACTTATAAGATATTAACCGGTGATAGTTCGGATAATATTGATGGTATTTTTTATTTGGGTGAGAAAACATTTCTTAAATTATTTCCAGAAATACTTGAAAGTGAGGTTAAATATACCGATATTTTAACAAAGGCTGAACAGTTATTAACAGAACAAAAAGGAAATGTTGCCTTACAAAATTTACTTAGCGGAAAAACCAAAGAAGGGATTTTTGGAGAAGAGTTTTTTATCATAAATGAGAAATTGGTGGACCTTGCAAACCCACTTATTTCAGATGAAGGAAAAGAACTAGTTAGTTTATATTACTCCGAGTCATTGGATCCAGACGGAAGAGGACATAGAAACTTAATTAGGATGATGATGGAGGACGGATTCTTCAAATTTCTACCAAAAGGTGATGACGCTTGGGTAAATTTTTTAAGACCATTTTTAAAACTATCAAGAAAAGAAAAAACAAATTTTAGAAACAAACCAAAAAAGTAAAAAAATGAGAGAACAAGATGTAACAAAAGTTGAGTTTTTGTTAATGTGTAATGACAACATTGTAGTACAAAGATTTTTCAATGTTAAAGGGTTTAATAAAAATGCCCACAAATCAGAAGAGTTTTATGACTACATTAAGTCGTTTTGTAACTCCCTACAAAATGATTTAAAGATGAGGTCTGTAGTTTATATGTTGGACAACCAATATGAAATTATGGAAAATCCGGAAGTATTAAATACTTCAATTACGGAGGGAGATGAAAATTTTAACCTTTATATTAAGGTAGAAAACCTGACAATTTGTCAGAGATCATTTGACGCAAAAGTATACCCACCAAAGGTGAGATATACCGTAGACCTACGCCCAAAGCTGAAAAGCATATTGTCGGAACTTACTGACATTTTTTCAGATAAGAAATTTAATTATTTTTATCCACAATTTATCTAAAAGTAGTAGTATTTATCATTACTAACAGAAGGAAAAATATATGGCGACTAACAAAAACTTTGAGTATCTCGGAAACAATTTTCAAATTCAATTACTTAACCAAATTATTGTAGACAAAGAATTTTCACATTCAATCATTGACGTAATTGAGAATAATTATTTTGAAAACAAGTATTTCAAAATCATCATTCAAATGATAAAGGAGTATTATAAAAAATACGACCACACACCATCATTTGATACTCTGGAACAAGTAGCCAAATCCGAATTACAACAGGAAACTGCTATTAAAGTTGTTCTTGATACAATTAAGAAAATCAAGGATGCACCTATCGAGGGAGTGGATTTCGTACAAGAAAAGGCACTTAAATTCTGTAAACAACAAGAGTTACAGAAAGTGATGAAAAAGGCTCAAAAAATTATTGATGGTGGAGAGTTTGAAAACTATGACACCCTAGAAGAATTAGTAAGAGAAGCCTTATTGGTTGGTTCAAAAGACACAAGTGCAATGGATGTCTTTTCAAACCTAGACCAAGTGCTAGATGACGATTACAGACACCCAATCCCAATGGGAATACCAGGAATAGACAGGTTGTTAAAAGGAGGATTGGCAAAAGGTGAAATTGGTGTAATATTAGCCCCAACCGGAGTAGGAAAATCAACTCTAACAACAAAGATTGCAAACCACGCATTCAACCTTGGATTTAATGTTCTTCAAATCTTTTTTGAAGACAACCCAAAAGTGATACAAAGGAAACATTTTACTCTTTGGACAAAGATTCACCCTGACGAATTGTCAGACAAAAAAGATGAGGTGATGAAAAAAGTAAAAGAAATCAAGGAAACTATGCAAAACGAGTTGATTTTGAAAAAATTACCATCTGACACCAAAACAATGCTTCAGATTAAAAATGAAATCAGAAAGATGATTGCTGACGGTATTAAGATTGATATGGTTATCTTGGATTACATTGATTGTGTTGTTCCGGATAAAAACCTAGGAGACGAATGGAAGAGTGAAGGATCTGTAATGAGAGCTTTTGAAGCGATGTGTCATGAACTAAGTATAGTTGGTTGGACCGCAACACAAGGTAATCGTTCATCAATATCTTCAGATGTTGTAACAACGGACCAAATGGGTGGTTCAATTAAGAAAGCACAAGTCGGACACGTTATTATAACAGTTGCAAAGTCATTACAACAAAAAGAAATGAAACTTGCCACAATAGCAATTACCAAGTCTCGTATTGGAGATGATGGTGTGGTGTTTGAAAATTGTAAGTTTGATAATGCAATGCTTGATATCGATACAGAATCCACAACAACATTCTTAGGTTTAGAAGAACAAAAAGAAGAAAGACAACGACAAAGGGTTAAAGAATTGTTGGAAAAGAGACAACAAAAAGAAAAACAAAAATCAGTAGAAAATTAAAAATAAAATAATTAAATTTGTAAATATGGATATTTCACAAAAAATATTAAGCGATATTACAGTATATATGAAATACGCTAAATTTGTCCCGGAATTAAATAGAAGGGAGACGTGGGAAGAATTGGTGACAAGAAATAAAGAAATGCACCAGAAAAAATACCCACATATTAAAGACGAAATTGAAACCGTCTATAAAATGGTATATGATAAGAAAATCTTACCATCAATGAGATCATTACAATTCGGTGGTAAACCAATTGAAATCTCACCAAACAGAGTTTATAACTGTGCTTACTTACCGGTGGACCATACAGACGCATTTTCAGAAACAATGTTTTTGTTATTAGGTGGTACTGGTGTAGGATTTTCAGTTCAAAAACACCACGTTGATAAACTACCTGAAATTAAAAAACCAAACCCAACAAGAACAAGAAGATACCTAATTGGAGATTCTATTGAGGGATGGGCTGACGCGATTAAAGTGTTGATTGAGTCTTATATGGGGACTAAATCTTCAACACCTATATTTGACTTTTCAGATATTCGTCAAAAAGGAGCTCTTCTTGTAACATCAGGAGGAAAAGCACCAGGACCTCAACCTTTAAAAGATTGTATTCACAACATTACAAAGGTTTTGGAAAACAAAAATGATGGTGATAAATTAACACCAATTGAGACACATGACATTGTTTGTCATATTGCCGATGCGGTATTAGCTGGTGGTATTCGTAGAGCTGCATTAATTTCATTATTTAGTGCTGACGATGAAGAAATGATTTCTTGTAAATCCGGAAACTGGTGGGAATCAAATCCACAAAGAGGTAGAGCAAATAATTCGGCTGTTCTATTAAGACATAAAGTAACACAAGAATATTTTATGGACCTTTGGAAAAGAATTGAATTATCTGGAGCCGGAGAACCTGGAATCTATTTATCTAACGATAAAGATTGGGGTACAAACCCTTGTTGTGAGATTGCCCTTCGTCCTTACCAATTCTGTAACTTATGTGAGGTGAATGCTTCAGATCTTGAGTCACAAGAAGATTTTGAGAATAGAGTTAAAGGGGCGGCCTTTATTGGAACATTACAAGCTGGTTATACTGACTTCCATTATTTAAGAGACGTATGGAAAAGAACAACAGAAAAAGACGCTCTTATTGGGGTTGGGATGACAGGTATTGGTTCTGGAGTTGTATTAGGTTACGATATGAAAGCAGCAGCAAACGCGGTTAAAGAAGAAAACGAAAGAGTTGCAACTTTAATTGGTATTAACAAATCTGCAAGAACAACAACTGTTAAACCATCTGGTACCTCATCATTAGTATTGGGAACATCATCTGGTATTCACGCTTGGCATAATGATTATTATTTAAGAAGAATCCGTGTTGGAAAGAATGAAGCAATATATTCATATCTTGCAATCAATCACCCGGAACTTGTTGAAGATGAATATTTTAGACCACACGATACTGCGGTAATCACAATTCCACAAATGGCACCAGAAGGGTCAATTTTGAGATATGAATCTGTATTCCAAATGTTGGAACGAGTTAAAAAAGTATCACAAGAGTGGGTTAAATCTGGACATAGAACCGGTCAAAACACACACAATGTATCAGCAACAGTTTCAATTAAAGAAGATGAGTGGGAATTAGTTGGTGATTGGATGTGGAAAAATAGAAAATTCTATAACGGATTATCAGTTTTACCCTTCAACGGAGGTACTTACACACAGGCACCTTTCCAAGATTGCACACAAGAAGAATATGAAAGATTGGTAAAAACATTAAAAAATGTTGATCTTACAAAAATTATTGAGTTGCAAGATAATACCGACTTGAGTGGTGAAATAGTTC